CTCATAAACTGCGGTGACTTCTTTCTTGATGCGGTTGAGTCGTCGTTTAAATTCACCATAAGCCTTTACGATTCTACCCGCTTGAAATGTCGGGTCTTTGATTGATACAGTTGCCATTTAGTAGCCCTGAAAACTTTTTTTCATTATATCACTTGTTGATAGTATGTTTTTGTGTAATAGTTAAATCAGGTTTTTAGATGGAGAGTTATGATGATTAAGACTCCGGTAAGTTACTCTGAATCTGTTACTGTTTTTTATCCTTATCCACAAATAGATGATGTGGATGGTGAGTTTTTATTTGAAGTAAAAGACAAGGAATCAGCAAAAGAAATTGTTAAGCGCATCAACATGCACGATGAGCTTGTGTCGGCTGTTAACGAGTTAATTCCATCATTTATTCATGATTCATGGACTGAGGAAGATGGAAAGAGAATTATGTACTTTTATGAACTACTGGAGCGCTGCAAATGATAACAGCAATCACTTATTACCTAATCTACTGAGCCGTTATGATGGCCTTAACGGCAGTAATTGTTACAAGCTGGTGTAAAGGTTATGAAGAAGGAGTTAAGAATGACAAAGGATGATAGATTTAAATTCTTTGTAACTCTGACTTACGGAATGTTCTGTTATATTGTTGGGTTACTAACGGCGTATTTAATTTATCTTGCTCACTAGGAGTTGGTGATGGACAAATGTAGAGAAGAGTTTGAAGTGTGGTTTTATAAAGAATCATCACTTAATTATGTATATGATAAGAGTCAAGTTTTCGTAAAATTTAAAGAACCAGATGATGCCGAGGATGATTATTATTTGCTTGCAGTAAGAGAGTCGTGGAAAGCATGGAAAGCATCACGCGAAAGCATGAAGGCGATTAAGTTGCCTGATACTTCTGATTTTGAATCAATAAAATAATCATGGGATGGAGAAAACGAAACAATTCACGATGTGTTTTACAAGGATGATTACAAGGATGCCGTTATCGAAGCAATCACATCAGTAGGATATAAGGTGGAAGAATGAAAATATCCATAATTGAAGTTGTCGTTGTTTTGTTGCTAGTTGTCACGCTATTTTTTGTTGCTAAAACATTAGTAATTCCATCCATTAATACGCTAATGACGTGTAACGACACAGTTGTTCGCGGCTTATTTAAACTTGAATGTATAAAGGTGAATAAATGAAACAAGTATCAGAAATGCCAACTAGCGGGCAGTTTGTGGCGGTGTTCGATAACAGCAATAAGGTTGTGTGTATGAAAATGAGAGTTGAAAATGGAATTTTAATTCATGAATCAGAAGAGTATGGAGACCTTAAAATATCAAATTTCGGATTAGAAAGAATTAAAGTGAAGTGCAGCAACTACTTCATCGCAGACTAGCCCCATCCTTGGGGCTTTATCTTTACTTAACTGCGTCAATAGCATCTTCTTTAATCATGCCATCCACCTCTTTCTGTAAATCTGTATCTGAATCTGGCTCATAGCCGCCAGCTACCCGCATCTCGTTGGAATCAAATAGCAATCCAGCACCAGTTAATGACTTGCTATTAGCGTCAGCCATGGCGCTAGCCAACTGCACTTTTTCAAGCGGTGACGGCACCAATAAATCAGGCCATGAAATATCGAACTCTTTGGCAGGCCAGCAGCCTAAACCTTGCAGGAATGCGACAAAATCCAAGATGTCGTTATTCAGCACTTGGTTTCGTCGCCCACCAGCAAGCATTGCCATTACTTTGCCATTCTCTGTGCTTGCGCGGTCACCAGTTAGCGTACCGGTGAGCTCAGTAGATGGAATGCCGCCAAGCGCTGCACAGAACTCGTTCATGTTCCATTGCGCAAACTCTGCAATCTGTGGCATGGATACTGACAGAGCAGTTATGTCAACGCCTTGCGTTACCACGAACGCATCTAGGTATTTGTTTAAATCCTCCCCCATGCCACGGAAATAATCGGCAATTGATTCGCCGGGCTGGAGTTTCAAATCTCTTTCTATTTCTCTTATTTTTGCTTCTTTATCAAAGTTCGCATGAATCTGCCGCATTGAGTTTTTAGCGAATCCCTCAGCGCCGGATTGGTTTAGTTTGAATAGCGCTTTTGCTGAGTTGTACGCAGCAGATAGCATATTGTTCCCGCTTTCCGCTGATAAGCCATCCGTGAATACGTCACCAAGATAGAATACTCGGCTTGCGTGAATAGTTTGTCCTGATAGCGCGTTTCGTGTGTTGTTTGTTTTGTCTAGTGTATTCGACTCTTTGAAAGACCACATTAACGGCTCACCAAAATCTCGGCTTGCGCGGTCTTTATTTGTATCGGACACCGTAAGCTGGTCTTCCCATACCGGATAGTAGCCGACAATATCATCTGGCTTGATATTTTCAGCGGGCTCTGATAATTCCTTGCCGTCCGCGATACGTAGAATAAGCGCCGAGTAATTACCAATCATGCGATATTTGTCCGCCATAGCGAATAGACGCCATAGTTTTGTGCGCTTGGCAAATGCTGCAAACTCTTTCTCTGTCGCTGTCTCTTTGCGGTCTTTCGACTCTTCCCCGCTTCCTTCGACAATCTCCGGGTTATCTTGCCACACCTTGGCATTAATTTTGTCAATCGCCCCCTTGACGAAGCCGCTATCACGAGCATACAGAAAGTATTTTGCTTGGAATGTGAGCTCTTCTGGCAACCCAAAAACTTTGTATAGCCTGTCGTGCTTACTGTCCTGCCCGGGAAGCCACCCTGGCAATGTCGCGCGCGTGTACTGTTGTGCATTAACTGCCAGCATTTGCTTTGCATTTGCTACGATTTCAGCCGGATTTCTCTTTTCGTCCATCTTTCTTGCTCCTGTGCGGAATGATTTATTTTAGCATTTTAGTGGTGATATGGCTTGCGTGGTGTGAATAGTGGCTATACTATGTATGTAATAGTTAAATAGATGGAGATACGCTGTGGTAAATCTTGCGCTACCAATCACCTACGCTGATGATACGCCAGAAATGAAGCGCATCGAATCAGAAGAGTTTCGCTCTATGTTGTTGACATGCTTATTGGCCGCTGAACTCAATACCGAAAAACCTAACACGGCAGTTCGTAAGGCTTGCGGTAACATGCTTAAACGATTCAAAGGTGAGCGCACTAGAAAGATTCAAGCTGGCGCGATGTCGCAGGCGTTGCCATTGGCTTATATCCATCGGCTGATTAGGATTGTTGAATCTGAATGTGGGGAGAAATAGTTATGGCTTCAATAACATACAAAAAGAATGGCGAAATTATGTGTGATATTAATGATTTAACCACTACAACAATGATTTATTTCGCATTAATAAGTGATTACTCAATTTCTTTCCAATGCCACAACGTCACCATCATGAAAAACGCACAAGGCGACAGGGTTATTATTCAGGAGGTTAAGTGATGAATAGCAAAAAGTTTTATCGTTATGGAAAGCATTTTAATGCTGAGTCATGCAACAAAAGAAAAGCAGCAAGGCTCGCTCACACTAAAGTTCATGGGCCATTAAACGTTTACATAAACAACGAAACATGGAAGTGGGTTGACACATCAACCATAAGCGATAAAGATGTATTTGTGAAATATTATTTACCGGAAATAGGAAAAGGAATTTTGTTTGTTATCGTTGTTCTGTTAGCGCTAATTATTTGGAGCGTAAAATGACATCACAAAACAATAAACTAATCATCGACAAAATAAAATCAGGCGAACTCTTCACAGAAAAATACCAATCAGCAGAGCGCCAGCGCAAAGCGGCGGTATTGCTTGAGCGCAGCAAGCGAGCAAAACAAGATAACGACTTTTACACGAGGCTATGGGAAGAAAACAAAGCCAAGCGAGTAGATGGTGATGTCAGTCCGTATGCTGGAAAAGAATCTGGTGAGTTTGTGGGAGATTGATTATGGAAATTATTTATTCATTGATGCGCATTTTAAGCGCCATACTTTCAATTTATATGTCTTACAGGTGTGTAAAGGAAAAGAATGCTGATGGTGTTACGGGGTGGACAATCGCAATAATTTACATGATTTCATATTTTGGCGTGTCACATTAGCCGCTTTCGCGGCTATCTTCTTCCTGATGGCCGGAATGCGCCGAAACTTTCGGTATTTAAATCAGCAAGCTCTGTCAATGCCCACACCAAAGCGTCAACGCGATTAGGTGATTTACCGCCTGCCAATCCGCTTACTGGGTCAAAGTCCATCATTTCTTCTTCCAAATCATGTAATCCGCTTTCATGCTTAACTAAGCCCTGCTCATAGAGTGCTACTACTGGCTCAGCGCGTAACACTTTCCCCTTACTTGCATGAACCCGAATTATTCGACCGTTGAATCCTGACAGCCTTAATGTGTTTTCGCACATATCACCGCCTTGGTTTGTCTCAATAACAATCGCGTCAGCATTCAATTCGTTATACACATCAATCGCGGTTGTCGCCCAATCAGTAGGGCTACCATGCCGAGTTCGGTCTTTGATTACCCTGTATTTATCATCGCGCGTCTTAGCTGCCGCCACTATGCCGTGAGCATCAGATGTCTTTGTGTTGCTTGCTGCTGGGTCGATAGCTACCACAATGCGCTCATCATTTCCAGTCTCGATATCGTGCGACTTGCTGATAATGCGCTCAGGCCATAACGCCGTCTCTTCATCGCGCTTGATGGGCTTCTGCATGTACTGTGCCCAGAACTTGCGGCGGTGAGATTTAAGCGCTACTTCCTGTTCTGGACCATGCTTGATAGGCCACAACCAACCATCTGACAGGCCGTGCTCAATCGGTATGCCGTGCGTGTATTCTGTAGGATATGGCTCGTTATTATTGATGATTACCGGAAGATTTAAGTGATGCCATTTTTCACCGCTACCACCTCGAAGTAGATATCCAGACAGGTCATCCCAGTGAATTCGCTGCATAATGACGATGATTGGCACTGATTCAATGGCGAGACGGCTTGATATTGTCTCGTTATATCCATTATTTACACTAGACCTTACCGTTTCAGAGTATGCGTCATCTGGCTTTACCGGGTCGTCTATGATTAACGCGCCAGTGTAACTACCGACATCCATGTGACCAGCCCGAAAACCAGTTACCTGACCGCCAGACGATGTCGCATATACGCCGCCACTTTTATCAGTCCACCACATCGACTTACTATCAGAGTCATCCCTTAACTCAATCTGCCATAAGTCCTGAAAGGCTCTCGATTTTATTATAGCTCTCGCAGTGGATGAGTTTAATAGCGCTAAGTTATTTGAGTACGACAAGTGCATGAATCTGTTTTTTGGATTAATAGCTAATCCATACGCCATCATGTTTATGGTGCAGAGTTCTGTCTTTGTGTATCCGGGCGGAACGTTAATTATTAGGCGGTTTATTTCGCCAGTTAGCACTCTATTAAGTGCAGACATTATCGCTGCGTGATGGTCACCGATTAGAAGTTTACTACTCATGCGCTGCTTAAAGAAGTAACGCATGAATAGCATTGGGTCTTGCTCTAGTTGCTCGCGTAGTAGGTGCTGCTCAAGAGTTGCCACTGTTTGCTCTCGATTTTCGATTAATTACAAACTTATTTGAGTTGCGATTAACGGACTTCCTTATTAAAGCCACAAGCCTTAGCGAGACACTTTCTATGCCAGTAAATGTTTCATTAACAATTATTATGCTCATTTAAATATCAGCCTCATCGATAACGCGCTTTTTCATAGCCTCAAAGTCTTCTTTCGATAGCTGTACCGACTGGATAGGACCACCATTTGCGCCCGTGTGTTCATTAGATGTGGAATCTTTTAGCCCAAGGTCACGCGCAATAATATTCGGGTTTAACAGGTCAGCAGCAGCACCAGTAAATTTTTGTTCGCGTATTGACGTCTCGATTCTAGTGATGACTTCCGAAAATTGAACTTTTTCTTTGTAGTCATACCATGAGCTTTTGCTCATTCCAGAGTGAAGCCAGAACCCGTCAAGTGTGAATGCTCGCATTTTTGGAATAGATTCAACCCATGATGAGCCCTGAAAAGAGAATGCTTTAGCTTCCATTAGTGGGTTATCCTCAGCCCATTTAAAGTAAACCAATGCAGCATCCCACATCACTTGCGGTGATTCAAAAACAGCAGGTCTACCAACGCTTCTGGCTGCTATCTGCCACAACGATTCAGCCATAAAAACCTCCTAAAAATAAACTCAATTGTAACAGTTTATCGGTGTTGTGTCGTTAAAT